ATGAAACCAAACTTCTTCAATTCATTATTCAAAGTCATCCGGAAGATCCTTGCCATGGATGTCACAAAAGATGAGCAAGGCGTGAAGCCCCTGGGGTCCAAGGCTAAGGTCTCGCGCTACCGACTTCATGAGGCTTGCGCCCTGGATCCCTCTGGGAGTCCAGGAGAAAAGGAAGCGGCCGCTCTCATGGCGTATGACCGTGGTGATCCAACCGCCCTCGACGAGCTTGTCAAGCAGGGCCGGGTGGTCGGGAATTTCCGGGATTTCGATCGGGTCTGGCATGAGGTGAACCTGCGGGATGCGGGATGGCCTGGCAAGCGTGCGGTCACCGCCAACGCGGGCAAGATCCGTGCCGTCGCTGCCATCGCCAATGCCGCGCCGCTCTCGGGTGGCGAGTGGGAGGTGATCGCGCCCTACGGTGAGTTTCCAACAGCGGACCGTAAGAAGGTCCAAAAATTCGGCAAGGCACAGGCGGACCAAATGGTGGCCACCTTCAATTCCGTCTGGCACCGCATGGGGACGCTGTTCCGGGGCGTGCCGATTTTCCACGGGCATCCGGACGTGGATCCCAAGAGCTGGCCCGATGACCGCCGCCTGGGAAAAATCGTGGAACTCCGCGCGGGAGCAAACGCGCTGGAAGGCCGGGCGGAATTCAACGCGCTGGGTCTCGAAAACAAAACCGAGGGCTGGTGGGTCTATCCCTCGCCCGCATGGCTCTATCCACATACCACGGCCAACACCATCCAGCCGGACGAGCTGCTGTCCATCGGCCTCGTGAACACGCCGAACATCCCCGGCTCACTTCCGTGGGCGAACTCCGAAACCTTTGAGGCAATCCCTGCCCACGAAACCACCGAATCTCCAACCGAAGAAACCAAAGAAAAAGACATGAAAGACAAACTCGCCAAGATGCTGGGTCAAGACCCCGCCACCGCCACGGAGGAAACCCTTCTCTCCGCCATCACGTCCATCCAGTCCAATGCCGCCGGGAAGGCCGCTGCGGAGACCGCGATGAACTCCGCCAAGACAGAGCTCGAAACCGAGAAGGGCAAACTGACGGCTGCGAACACCGCGCTGCAAACGCTCCGCAAGGACACGGCGGAAACTCTCGTGGGTAATGCCATCACCGCCGGCGTCATCACCGAAGCCGACCGCGTGGCCACCGTGAACAGCCTCAGCGCCGAGGGCGCAGACATTGTGGTCCTAGGCAAGGCCCTGGGCGCGAAGCCGAAGGTGATGAACACCGGCAGCATCGACCTGGGCGGCCGGAAGGTAGCCATCAGCAATTCCCGCGAGCGCACCGCCGCCATCCAGACGGAAGTGAACTCCCGCATGAAGCGAGATGGGCTCGAATACGATGCCGCCTACAAGTCCGTGCAATCGGATACGCAGTTCGCGCCGCTCTTCGCCGCCATGAAACAGCCTGGAGAGAGTGCCGAGTGAGCTAACCTGCGACGGTCACAGACCGCCGCTACAAACCAAACAATCACGATCATGGCGAAAAACACAGCACCAGGGGAAGCGGAGACCAATGTTTCCGAATCCCCCATCAACATCGACATCGCCGCCCGTGCGGAGATCGAGGCGATGAAGCCCGCGCCGCTGCCGGCGCGATTCACGGAAGAGCAAGTCCTCGAAAAGACCCGCCTCGGCCTCAGCCGGGAGCAGGCGATCACCATTCTAACGACGCAAGCGGAGCATGAGGCCGCGCTGGCGAAGCTGGAGAAGAAAACCGGCAAGGCCTAACCGCCGAGCCATCACAACGAACCGACCAACAAAGAAAAAAAAGACATGAAACTACAACTGATCGCCGGGGTAATCCTGGCACTCCTATTGGTGCTTCCGGTCCTCGCTGTCATGGCGCGGGAGTGGAGCTTGAAACTCAAGGGCGTGGCGACGAATAGCGCGACGGACAAGCTGCTGGAAGATGGTAAGGTGACTCTGATCACCGAAGCCGCCTTCGCCACCCGCTACCTGCTGGGAGCGAAGGGCACGGCCTCCGGCTCCGCCATCCTCTGCACGGCATCACTCATCCCGCTGGGACCATGTGCCGATGAACCGGCAAGCGGTGACTATGCGGCATTTCATCTCCTCGGTGCCATTCGTGGTACGGTGAAGATGATCGCCAGCAAGGCCATTGCGGAAAACACCAACGTCTATGCCACGGCGGGCGGCAAGATCACCGATGCGGTGGTCTCCGGCGCTTTCTGGGTAGGCAAGACGGCTCCTTACTGCTCCGCCGCTGCGGACGGTGAGCAAGTGGCGGTGATCCCACGGTTCCCCACCGTCAACCCATAACCTCTATCAGCGGCGGTCGCAGACAGCCGCTACAATCGAAACAAGATCATGAAAAGCAAACAACCGATCATCACGGGCCGCCGCATCAGCGCGAACGCCTATCTGGGAGCCATGGCTCTCGCCGCATACGCACCGCCGGACGATGGCGGATTCCAGCACGACCGCGTCGTGGCCGCCAATGCCTCGCTCTTCACCGAGTCTTACTTTTCCGAACCTCTCACCGGTTACGCGGTGGGCTGGCGGGATTCTAACGACATCGAGGCCACGCTCCAGTTCTTCGCCCCCGAGGTGATGGTTCCCCGCAAATTCGAATACCGTGAGGATACGAACGCCGAGGAATTTTACACCGAGGATAACGACCTGCGTGCGATCAAGGGCGACTTCGGCAGCGTGGAATACACCTCCGGGAAAACGGTGGCAAAAACGGAGAACCGCGGACTCAAGATCTGCGTGGATCTCGACGAAGTGGCAGACCGTCAGAACTGGCGTGAGTTCTACACCGGGAAGCTGCTCCGCCGCCTCCGCCGGAACTCGCTGCGCCGTGCCATCGCCCTGCTCAGTGCGGCGGCGACTAACACCGCGAAAACGTGGGACACCACCGCTGGCAAGGACCCGGATCAGGACGTCATCAGCGATCTGATCACCGGCTCCACTGCCTCCGGCGTGCGCATGAACCGCGTGGGCTATGGTGACACCTCGTGGAGCAAGCGCATGCTTGCGCACCGTGCGCAAAACACCGCAGGCGGATTCGCCAGTGCCGGGATGACCCCGGAGCAGGTGGCGGGCCTCATCGGCGTGGACAAGGTGCTCGTTTCCAAGGAGCGTTACAGCACCGGCGGTGCCAAGGCCGAGGTGGTCTCTAACCTCGTGCTGATGTTCCTGGCGATGGACGGCATGGATGCCGAAGATCCTTCGAACATCAAGCGCTTCCTCAGCCCCTGCGAAGGTGGCGAAAAGGTGCGCGTGTATGAGCGGCAGATCAGCGCGAAGCTGTATGAAATCGTCGTCGAGCATTACGAACTCACGAAGATCACCAGCACGCTGGGCATCCGCAAGTTCACGGTGAGCTGAACGAATCACCCCATAGGGGCTAACGGACTCCGGTCCGCGCGGCGGATGGCATTGCATCATCCGCCGCGTCACCGGGAACCGCTAGGACGAATAGGAGATATAGGACTTATGTGGAGAGAACTGACAGGAACCGATGTGCTGGGCGTGCTGAACGAGCCGGAGAAGCTGGCCTACGAGCGAGTGGCGGCAGCTGGAACGCAGGACGTGATGCTGGATGTGCTCACCACCGTCGTGAACCAATGCCGTGGCTACATCGGAGACAATAAGGCTAACAAGCTGGCGGCGGGAGTCACTCTCCCGGAGCGCACTCATCTTTCCGCCCTGCACCTAATCCGTGTGGAGCTGCTGACGCGGCTGGATCTGGAAGTGAGCGACGCGCGGGCCAAGGCGGCGGCGAATGCGCTGCGGTTCTTCGAGCGGGTGTCTGACGGCCGCGTGCAGATCGAGCAGCCTGAAGGCGCGACGGATGACAGTGGCGTCAGCCAGCAAATCGAAGGCAGCGCCCCAAAACAAAGACTTTTTACCCGCGACACCCAACGGGGTCTCTAATGAAAACACTCACCATCCAGATCGGGAATTCCGACGACAAGCTGACGCAGGTCCGCTGGTCGCAGTTCATTTTCCGTGTGTCCGCGCTTATCAACGTCCAGGCCGCGCGGATCCATTTCTTTTCGCCATCTCCTGGGGATGCGACTTGGCAGAACGCTGCTTGGGTTTTCGAGATCGAGGCGGGAATGATTCCGCGCCTGATCTTGGAGCTGACGGAAATCCGCGTGGAGTTCGATCAGACGGCCATCGCCATCACCGAAGGGGAAACCATTTTCATCTGAACTAACCAAACCCGCGACAGGAATGTCGCGACTCCTCATGCCAACTCCCGATCCAAATCCGATCTTCGACGCGTTCCGCCTGGCACGCGAGCGGAGGCTGATGCCGACGACGCTGGACACGGCGGGCTTGCGGGAGCTGGGCAGCGGGGTGCTGAACCGGGCGGTGTTTTGTGCGCACGGCGCGAATGCGATTTTTGTTTCCAAGATCAAGGAAGTGGCGGATGCGATCGCTAACGGCGAGATGAACGAAGCGACTGCCCGTGTGACTCTGTTGGAAACACTAAGGGCTTTGCGCTACACCCCGAAAGGCGGGTTTCCGGACACGCCGCCTGGCGCGGTGCCACCGGCGCTGAAAGGCACGCTTCAGGATTTGTCATCGTTCCGCCGGTTGGATCTCATCGTGCGGACGCAGCGGCAGCTCATGCAGGGCGCGGGCCAGCAATATCGCGGCCATGAGGCGGCGAGGCTGGCGGCTTTCCCGGCGTGGGAACTGGTGCGCGTTTTCGAGGTTACCGCGCCGCGGAATTGGGACGGCAGCGCGCCGACCAAGGCGGATCCTCGCTCGCGGTGGACGATCGCTGGCGGGCAGCTTTTCGGCCCCGGTGAAGAACAGACAGGAATGTCTGTGTCACGCCGGATGATCGCGCTGAAGGGTGATCCGGTGTGGGGCGAGCTGGGCGCGACGGGCAACTTCTCCGATGCGCTGGATGTGGATCATCCGCCGTTCGCTTTCAATTCGGGAATGGGATGGCGCGAGGTTTCGTTAGCCACTTGCGTGCAGCTCGGGGTGACCGGCCCGGACGGGCAATCGATCCGGCAATTTCACTCGGGCATGGAGCGGCCAAAGGTGATGGCGGGAACGCTGCCGCTGCCGACGCCGGTGATGTCTCTCAAGAAAGTGGATCCAAAAATCGTTAAGCGGTTCGAAGAGGCGACGGGCGCGACCGTGGCACCGGATGGCAAGGCGACGTTCAGCGATCGCCAGGCGGCACGGGATGCGCGGAAGAAGGCGCTGATGGACAAGGCGGTGAAACGCGCGGCGGATGCCTATGCTGCGAAAAACGGAGGTGTTGCAGCATGAGTGCCATCGCCGTGCAGATTGATTTTTCGGATCTCGCGAGCGCGGATCTGCGCGCCATCGGCGAGGAGCTGTCCAAGCCTGCGGTGCTGCACGCGGCCATCGCCGGAGCGGCGGAGAACTGGATCAAGGAAACGGGCTCGGTGATCGCGGCCGGGCAACACGCCTCTGCCACGCGGCTGGGTGCGGAGCCGACCGGTCACCTGGCGAAAGCCTATGAACAGATCGAGAGCCAGAGCGATGATTCCGGCGCGTCTTTGTTAGTGCCACGGGCCTCACGGCTGGCAGCGGCCTTCGGACCGGTGATAGTGAAGCCGGGTGCGGGTAAATACTATCTGACCATCGCCGTGGCGGAGGATTCCTACGGCAAGCGTGCCGGCGAGTTCGATGATTTGTTTTTTGCCCGCGTGGGACCGAAGCATCAGCCGGTGTTGGCACAGAAAACCACCGGACGCGGGACGCAGGATCTGGATGTGAAATACATTCTGGTGACGGAAGCGAACATCCCGGAAGATCCATCACTCATCCCGTTTGAAGAGCTGGGAGAAATTTCAGGAATCGCCGCCGAGGAATATCTCGATGCGCTGATCACTAGCGGAAACGGAGGCCCGGCATGAACGATGGAATCATCGACCGGCTGCATGCCGACGTGTTCTCGCTCCTGGGCGGCGTGCCGTCGCTGTCCACCGTGACCGTCCTGCGGGATGACGAGGGGGACATCGAGACGGAAGTGCAGCGGAAACTGCAAACGCTGATCGACCCTAAGGGGAAGATCGGTCTGGCCGTCGTCATCTTCGCGCCGGAAGTGGTGAGTGCGGAAAAGAACCTGCCGGGGCCAGTGATGAATTTTCAGATCGAGATCCAAGTCATCGAGCAGGTGCTGATGAACCGGGATGTGAAGAGTGGCACCGGCATCAGCGCGGCGAAGGGCGCTCTGCGCGTGATCGGTGCCCTGCACCGGCAATCGTTAGGGGATGTGATCCTTTACGCGGAGAAAGACCCGGCGAAGAAGATGAAGGTGAAGAAGGGCTATGTGTCCTACCTGGTCACACTGAATGTTTTCGAGATCGGCCTGGATCCGGCGGTGAAGCCGCTGGGCGTGCAGGCGTCCGTGGTGTCCGGGAAATACGTCCTGACGTGCGGCACGGTGGGAGCGACCATCTACTACACGACGGACGGCAGCTTCCCGACGCAGGGCGGCGCGGGCACCATCGGCTACACGGTGCCGATCACTCTGCCTGCCGGGACGGTGGTTAGGACGGCGGCGTTCAAGGCCGGGCTGAATCCGGGGGACGTGCTGCAATTCAAAGCAACCGCATGAAAATGAAATATCAAACTGAAGATCTTTACTCCCCATCTCTCTTTAAAAAACTCATCAACTAACAACCATCAACTAGAACACGACCATGCCAGGCATCGACAGAACCACCATCATCACCGGACCCTGCATCGTGCAGTTCGCCGGCCAATCCTTCTGGAGCAAGGGCGACGTAACGGTCGCGCCGAAAAACAAGCGCTTCCCGGTGGAGACCTCCCGCTTTGGAAAAGTGGACGAGCGGTTTTCCAGCAGGATGATCGAGGTGACCTTCGAGCCGGAAGGCCGGTTCACCGCCGGTCTTGCGGCAGTGCTCTGGCCCTACGCGGGCACGAACATCGGCACGAGCATCTACGGTGCGGCGGATCGTGCGCTGGTGGTGTGGGGTGTGGACGGCGTGAAACTAACGATCCACAACGCCTCTCTCACCCAGATGCCGAATCTGCGCCTCGGGGTGAGCAAGACGATTTCCGGCAACGTAAAATTCACCGGCCTGCTCGCAAAGTCCACCGATCCGGCGAATGCGGCTGCGTATTACACCATCGCCGCCGCCGCCTATCCGGGGGATGCGGGATTCGCCGTTAGCGATATCCCGACCAGTGCCTTCACCACGGTTTGGGGCGGATCGGCACCGTGGAGCTCGTTCCAGACGGAAGCGGGCTGGGAAATCGCATTTTCGCTCAAGCTGAAAGAACAGGAAGTGGACGGCCTCGGCACGGTGGACATGAGCTTGCAAGGGCTGGATGTTTCCGCGAAGGCGATCCCGGTCGGCCCGACGATGGCACAGGCGATGGCGAAGCTGATGCCGGCCGTGGCGCTGGGCAGCTCACTCGCGGCCGGTGGTGCGGATCTGGTGATCGCATCCGCCGCTGTCACGGCGACGGTGAAGAACGCCTCACTGGCAGATGCCCAGTTCGCCTACAGCTCGGATAAGAAACGTCTCGGCTCGTGCGAGTGGATTGCGACGCGGACAGTGACGGCCGGGGCACTGGATCCGCTTTTCAGCATCGCGGTGACCGCTTGAAGCAGTCGAGGGTTGAGAGTTGACGGTTGATAGAAAGAAAAGACTGAGACTCCAATCCAAGCTGAACGTCCAACATCGAACCTCGAAGCAACAGAAAATAGAACATGCGCGTGGCACTGAGAACGGGAGGGATGACTTATTGGCTGGCCGGGCAACCGGCAGTGAATGAGCGCGAATTCTCGTCGGTATCCGGCTTCCGCCTGACGCCTGCAATTGCGGTGCAGACGATCAGCAGGGTGAGGGCAGCGGCCGTGGAAGTGCTGGACCGCAAGAACCTACAAACCACCATCAGTTTCGGGACCACGCGCAAGTTCGCCACGGCGGTGGGAGCGGAGCTGTGGTCGCTGGATTACGACGCCTCGCATCCCCGCTCTGGCACACTGATTTTCGAAAGCCCGCAACCCGGCGGCGGCGTCTCGCGGCGCTACATGGCCGGTGCCGTCGTCCAACCTCCCACCCGCGCCGTGACAGGCGTGTCCGTGGATCTCAGCTACACCGTCACCGGCGGACTGATCAAATCCTCGCCGCCGGTGGGGGAGCCCGCGTGAACACCATCAACTTTCAACCATCCACTTCTTACCATGCCACTCCTATCTAACCGTCTTGTCCGCTGCGCATCCGCCATCGGCAGCCCGTTCCCCGCCACCTTACAAGATCAGCGCACCTCGCAGACGCCGGAGACCGTGCGCGGGAATGCCACCCGCTTCGAGTTCGGATTCTTCACGCCGCAGGGCGAGCTTTACGATCTATCCAACGTCCAGAGCATCAACCTCAAGCTGCAACCCTCGCAGACCACCAGCGGCACTCTGGCAGACCAAACCATCGCCGCCGAGGATCTGGACCTCACGCTGGACGCGGAGACCTGGGCGGATGGCACGAAGGCGCATGCGGCCTTTGATTTCTCAAATGCGGAAATGAACCTCGATCCGCAAGGTGCCCGCCGCACACTCTGGCTGGTGGCGACGGCGATCATGATTTCCGGCAAAGAGGTCACGCTGGCGGCGGGTAACTTTTTCCTGCACGAGGACAACAACGTCGCCGAAGATCCGCCACCTGAGAACCCCGGCACGTTAATCACGCTGGAACAGGCGGACGCGCGGTACCTGCCGACCGGTCCTACCGTCGATTCGGGTTTCCAGGTTGTTCCGGACGGATCCGGAGGATTCGAGGCCGCTTTCTGGAACAATACGCAGTCAATCTATCAAGTCTTGCGTCTGACCGGCGCGGCTGGATCCGAACAGATCACTTTCCATCCTCTTCCCTGAAATTTCCAACCTATCGAAATCACCATGAAACACATCATCCTCCTCTCGCTCCTCTCGCTCCTCGCCGCCTCGCTGCCATTGTGCGCAGCGCCTCCCGCCCCCGGTGCCTCCACTGGCGGCACCGTCTCGGGTAACGGCGCGGGCATTTCAAACCAGTCAGCCTTTCGCACCGCGATCGGTGCCACCGAAACGGGGGCCAGTATTTTCACCATGCCCGCCCCCGGCAATGACTACGTGATGGCGTGGGACGCTGACGGGGTGCTAACGCCGGTCAACAAAACAAGCCTTGTCGCAAACGTGTCGGCCACGTCTCTCCTCACTCCCACCGACTCCATCCCCGGTGATGGCACCGGATCATTGTCCAACGGACTGCACGGCTGGGACACGTTAGGCTGGCACGACAGCACCGGCACCAACTCCGGCTTACGCGGCCACGCCGATAGCTCCGGCACCAACACTGCCGATGACGCACACGCCGATAGCGGCTCCATCAACTCCGGCACCAACGGCCACGCCGACAGCGTCGGCATCAACTCCGGTAATGGCGGGCACGCCGACAGCGCCGGCATCAACTCCGGTGCCAACGGCCACGCCGATAGCGTAGGTCAAAACTCCGGCTACCAAGGCCACGCCGACAGCACCGGTCAAAACTCCGCCGCCAGCGGCCATGCCGATAGCTACGGTATCAACACTGCCGATCAAGGCCACGCGGACAGCAACGGCAACAACTCCGGCACCTATGGCCACGCCGATAGCACCGGTAACAACTCCGGCACCTACGGACATGCTGATAGCCTCGGTCAAAACTCCGGCAGCCAAGGTCACGCCGACAGCACCGGTAACAACTCCGGCCAATACGGCCACGCTGATAGCTACGGCACAAACTCTGGTTATCAAGGCCATGCTGATAGCCTCGGCACCAACACCGCCGAACAAGGCCACGCCGACAGCGTAGGTCAAAACAGCGGCTTACGCGGCCATGCTGACAGCAACGCCACCAACACCGCCGAACAAGGCCACGCCGATAGCGTAGGTCAAAACTCCGGCTACCAAGGCCATGCTGACAGCAGCGGTATCAACTCCGGCCAATACGGCCACGCTGACAGCAGCGGTATCAACAACGCCACTAGCGGCCACGCCGACAGCGGGGCCACCGCGCGACTCAGCTACTCCCACGCTCATGCAGGCTACAACAGCAACTCAGGCCGCCAAATCGCGACGGTGGGCGGGACCACTACCGACGACACACCGCTTGCGCTGGGACTCCAAGACGGATCGCCTTATGTGCTCCCCAGCTCATGCATCGCCCATCTGGACATTGTAATGCTCGCCCGTAAAGCCGATGGCAGCGATTTTGCCCGCATCCACAGGGCCGTGACGCTCACGGTTGATGATTCGGGGGCAGTCACCATCGCCGCTACCAACGCCATTGAGCCGCTTGTCGGTAATGCCGCCTACACCCTCGCCATCACGCCATCAACCAATCTCATCACCCTAATGGCAACTGGCACAGCAGCTACCGAAATCCGATGGTCTGCCACGGTCGGTGAAACGATCAACGGGCTCTAATCATCATCCCTAACTAATCGCCTCTGAGAAACCAAACCAAATACTGATATGAAAACACTTATTACACTATTCGCCATCCTCGCCGCCCCGCTTGCTTTCGCACAAGGCCCGGCGACTCCGCCAACACGCCCCGAACCGGTCCTTGAGCTGCCCGCCGCGTCGGCGGCAAAGCAAGCCCCGGTGCAGGTGGCCGATCAAATCGTCTCGCAGATCAACAACACGGTCTATCGTGTCTCAGAAATGCTGGAAAAAGGGCAACCCGAACGCAAGGACGCCAAAGGCAACGTGGTAACTCCGGCCATTTCGGCAGCGGATATTGCCGCCGCGCTGGGCACCGAAAACGTCGCCAAGATCAAAGCGGCAGTGGCGGCATTGAGAAAGTAACCGCACGGCGGGCCGTGGCCTCAAACCCGGCCCGCTTCTATCACCCACTCCTGATTCTCAGGCTCTGATTTATGGCGGAAGGAAAAAACATCGAGATCAAGATCTTGGCGACTGGCGGTGACCAGGCGGCAGCGGAAGTGCGGAAACCAGCGGAGGCGGCGGTTGAGGCGCACAAGACGCTGCAACAGCAGATGGAAGATCGAACGAAAGGCGTCCGCTTTGACGATCCCGGCGCGTCATACAGGGCGGAACAAGAGGCGGCACGGATGGCCGTGCTTGCTCACAATGCGGCCGCGATGGAAGAGGCGGCGCAGGTCAGAATCGAGAGATCGGCAGCGGCGGCAGCGGCGGCGGCGACAAAGATAACGCAAGCCGGAGTGCAAATGGGCACCGGCTGGAGGAATGTCGGATACCAAGTGCAAGACGTGGCAGTGCAGATCGGAGCCGGAACATCGGCGATGGTATCCCTCGGCCAGCAGGCACCTCAACTATTGAGCGGATTTGGACCCTGGGGGATCTTGCTCGGCACGATTTCGGCGATTGCGTTTCCGCTCGCTGGTGCGCTCTTCAAAATGGGAGACGCGGCGGAATCCGCCGGTGATAAGGCGGATGATGCAGCACCCAAACTCAAAAAACTGCAAGAGGCCGCCGGCGAGATCGCGGCTCGAAAGTCGGCTGCGGAATTACAGGAGTGGCTGGATGCGCTCGATGACGAGGATCAGGCCTACCGAGACCAAAACGTGATTCTGACACGGAATGTGGAGCTTCTAACTCTGCGACGCACCGCTCAGCTTGGTGTGGATTCCGCGCAACGCGAAGCTGAAATCGCGAAGATCCAAGCCGACCCCAAAAAGAGCGACGCCGACAAAATTCGCGAAACCGCCGCCATCCGGGAGGATGATATAAAAGCGCAGGCTCAAGAAAAACTGGATGATCTAGCGGACAAGAGGCGAACCGAGAAACAGAAGCAGGATCTGGCCATGGAGGACGGACTCCGCGCCAAAGAAGATGAAGTGGCCGCCAGCTCTCGGAAACGTGCACTGGAAACGGAGAAAGTGGAACTCACAAGAAACGTAGCGGCTGCGGACAAGGCTAAGGAAGCCTTACCTGTTCAGGTGGCCGCTGAAAATGACGCTCGGACGATCCAATTCGCGGCGGCGAGCGAACGCTACAGCCCAGAAGATCAAGCGAAACTCAAGGCTCAGTATGAGGGTTTGAAGAAACAGCGCGAGGCTACCGAAGCGAAATCCAACTCAGTGACGACAGCCGATCGGGCGAGGCTATCCGGCGGTGATATCGAAGATGAAATCAAGCGCGCCAGCGAAACCCAAGCCGCCGCCGCCGCGAAGAAAAAGGAAGCGGAGGACCGGGCGCGGAGCGCTCGGGACGCAGGCCGAAAAGCGGAGGAAATCCAGAATATCCAAGCCCCCGCGATCATCCAACAATATGCATCCGGCCGCGATGCCAGGAGTGTGACAACCGACGCCGCAGTGAGGAAGGCGGAGGCTGAAAAAGCGGCTAAAAAACTAGACGAGGACAAAAAAGCCGATGATGAAAAGCGGAAGGGGCGTGGTGAAGATCTGGAAAACAAGAGGGATGCAGCTGAGTCCGGGCTGAATGCAAATGCCAGGCAGGGCGGACTCCAGGCCCGGAACCAGGGGCTCAAGAGCGGCAACGAAACTCTCGCGAAAATCGGCAAGGAGCTATCGGATGGGACCAATGCGGCGGAGATTCAAAAGCTCGGCGATCTGGTGAAGGAAAAGCAAGGTGAACTCGGCGCGTCCATGGTGGCGGCGCTGCAAAAACTGCTCTCCTCTCTGGACGGGCAGGCAAAGCAGATCGAGGTCATCAAGGGGCAGATCAAAAACAACCGGAACGGACGGTAATCATGGCAGTGAACTGGAAAATCAACGGGGTGAAATTGGAGGACCTTGGTCTGTCCGTGGTGGCGTGCAGCATGCGGGTGCAGGCGGTGAGTTCCGTCACCCTGGAACTCGGCTGTGACTTCGATGCTGCCCAGCTCTTCACAGAGCGCGAGCCCGTGACGCTGAGCCGGGTGGAAGACGGGGTCACGATCCCGTATTTCACCGGCCAGGTCACCTCTGTGCCGAAGCATGGCGACGGTGCTTCCGAGGGGCATCAATATGTAATCGAAGATGCATGGGCGCAGCTGGAAACGACGGTCTATCAGGAGACATGGGGACTGGGCACCAGCAGCGTGATGCTGCCGCGTGCGGTGCTGGGACTCGGCCTGATTGGCGCGGACTATGAACGAATCACGGTGGGCGCGCAGGTGAAAAACATCCTGACGTATGCCATCGGCCAGGGCGTGAACCTCCAGCTCGGCAGCTTCCCAACAGGCGAGCTGATGATTCCGGCGGAGATCGAAAACCAGATGTGTGCGGAGCTGATCCAGACGGTGCTGAAGCTGCATCCGGACTGGATACCGTGGATCGACCACGCGACGGCCACGCCGACCATCAATGTGACGCCGGTGGCGGAAATGACGCCGAGATCCTTCCCAGTGGACGGCAGCGTGGAAGTGGAAAGCTTCGAATGCGTGAAGCGGGACGACCTGATCCCGAGCGGCGTGCGGGTAATTTACGAATTCGCGACGACCATCGAAGACGAGGTCTATCGCAACGTGAAAATCGACAAATATCCGGCCGGTGCTCCGGACGGCGGCCCGCGGCTGATCCAAGCGACGATTCCGCTAGCAGGCATGAGCATGCAGATTCAAAAAAGCCAGGTGCAGGCGCGGAAACTGCCGGCGACGAACGAGGAATTACATGACTATCTGAAGCTGAAATTTCCCCAGCTCGCCAGCCTCCCGGATGCGGGATGGGCGGCGACAGGCCTCGTCAGGAAAGTCATCACTGACGAGGAGGAGCAAGCACCCCAAATCAGCGGCCAAGCATCACGGCTCAAGGGGACGACTCTGGCGCATCTGCCCAACGAGCTCGTGCGCGGGAACGTGGCCGAGTGGATGCGGCGCAAGGTCGGAAAGGTCCACCTCAAATTCAACCTGCTGCTCACCCCTGGGGCCACTCCACCATCCGCCGCCCAGAAAAAGGACTTTGACAGCGTGCCGAAAGACAAGGATGGAAACTGCGGCCTCACCGTGGTGGCGACGAACGCGATCACGAAAACCTACAAGGGGATCAGCCAATGGGTGGCCGCAGATGACGTGCCGAGCGGAGTGGCGCAAGACGTGTATGATGCAATCCTCAACGGTATCCTCTATCAAGGTAGTGTAACCATCACGGCGAAGAATCTGCCAGCGCTGCCATTCCTGGGCAACAAAGTAAATCTGACAGGCGGCGATGCCGAGTGGGCAACCATGATAGCGGCGGTACACTCGACGGACTGGGACGTGGATAGCGGGAAGATCACCATCAGCTTCGGACCGGCACCGCACTTGGCACCGCAGGATTTCATCGAGCTTCAGCGGATACTGAGATTCCGGCCCGCGACGTGGTGGAGTATAGGGGAACGGAAGTCTAATCGGCTTGGCGCTGACCAAAAGCCCAGCGCGCAAGGGGACACGATCACGCCCTACGATGTGCCGGAGACGACCTTCGACTCGCCGCCGGTGGAGGATAATTCCCAATTTGCGACGACGCTGGCAAAGGTTGAAGGGGCCTGGAAGGCGACGGTGAAGCCGGGCTACGTGCATTTTCTCAACCCAAAAAAGGATGCCTCCCCGGTCTCGAAATACTGGATGCCCACTGGCATGGAGGACTCCCCGGCTCCGACTCACTCTGTGACCGTGGCTGACGCGCTGTTCTGCAAGGTGGTGACCGAAACACACGGTGTTCCGACCGCGGTCACGATCGAAAAAGACGTGAAGGGTAAAGTTTCGAAATTTAACAAGCCGGGATCTGATGCATTAGATGGGGAATTCTACTACAAAATCGCGGAGTTCGAAATGGTGGGTGACGATTTGGTGGCCAAGCCGTTCCAGAGCGGTGGGCCGATCTTCCACGTCGCGCAGCCCCGTGGGGACACGTTCATCCTGGAGGTCTGGAACGGGGGCATCGCCAGCTACGGCGGCGGCCCAGGCGAGGAGGGTGCCGTCAAATACGAGGCCGATCTGGAACCCATAAATAAAATTTATTTCCTACGAGGCGTCGCTCACCTTGACACTAAACCGGATGGCTACCCGGCAGATGAGGATGTAACAATCGTCAGAGTGAGCTGGGTGCATCCGGAGGTGGGCGGCCCGGATTACGTGACTCCGCCGTAAGTCGGTGTTTAACATGCAAATCCTAACCGCCGCGACAGGCGAACGGCACCTCGGTATGGCGCGGGCGATGGCCGAGTCAATGGCCGAGCACGGCTGGCCACCGTTACGGATCATCGCGGGGCGGGCGGGCGAGTGCGGGCAGCGGCTGAAAACCCGCTTCGGAGAGTTCGCGGAGGACATCCCCGGCCCGGTTATGTTTTTGGATTGCGACTGCCTCGCGACCGGGCCATTCGTGCCGCCACCGGCGCTGGAGCCCGGCCAGATCGCGGCGCGGATCACTGGCTTTTTTCCGCCTCCATTTGACGCGATGGTATTTATGGCGTCCACGGTCGTCGTCGCCGGGGATCTAGCGACGGCACGGCAGCTCTGCGAGGCCTGGAGCACGCGGTATACTCTCCAGCGGGACAAAGCGGACGACGAAGCGGCACTGTTCAAAGCCGCAATCCATCTCCAAAAAATAGATCTCGGCGGCACCTACGCGGAGCCTCTTCCAAACCTCCGCCATTTGGGAGCCACCTCGGCAGCATGGAATGCTGTGCACCGACCACCACCGATGGCGAGAGTGAGGGTAATGCCGCGCGACAAATGAGCGCGGTGCATTGCAACGAAGGCCTGGGCAACCGGGTGGCGGCGCTGGCGAACGGATTGAGCCGGGCTGCGGCGGTGGAATTTCCCTGGTTCGTGAATGAGCATTGCCCGGTGGATTGGCGGGAAGTTTTCCCGGAGGGGATCGACGGGGTGGAATTCACGCCAGGCGCGGTGCCGTGGCCTGCGACGGTATGGGACGGGCTGGGCTGTGAGCGCTGGGACGCGGCGGGCGAGCGTGCGACCGCTGATGCCGCCTACGCCCGGATCATGCAGGCGATGGCAGGAACTCCGCAGCCAGGCTGCACGGTGGCACTGGCGGCGAGATTCCACCGCAACCCGGCGGCCGATGCCTGGCGGCTGGCCATGATGGCGGCCTATCACGCGCCGTTGGGAGCGCCGGTATTCGTGTTCGCGGACTCGCGGAGAGCTGAGATCCGGCGCGTGCTGGATGCGCTGGAGGTGGGTTACATGCTGCCGAAGTCGGCCGCCCTGAGCGCGGACTTAGAGCGGGACCGGGCGGGGATACTGGACTATCTTTCGGATTGGAAGCGGCTGCTCACGGCGAGGGTGATCGTGGCGGCCGATGGGCCATCCTCGGCGCTGCACCCCGCCCGAGCGGCCGGGATCCGGATCGTTTACGCGGCTGCGGCGGGCTTGCAGGACAATTGCAGCATCGGCTAAAAGCTCACTTGCGGCGCGGCCTGGAGCATCAAATAAAGGACATCCAGCGCTGTAGGCAGCATAGAAAAAACCGCGTGAAAACCAAGTAAAAAAGCTAAAGGAATGAAGTTTCCCAAGAGGCTTTCATCAGCCAGAAAAGGACAAAATTCTCATTTCTCTGCGGAAAATTCTCAGATGCAATTCGCGCTTACACAGCACGTCCGGCTTGAGGCGGTTGATCAGGCCTGAATGGCACGCGCTACGGCAGCGCTTTGTGTTTGACTAGCATAGCGATGCGTTTAGGCTTTTCATCCTACGTAGGAAGATTGTTTGCGGCATTGTCTTTGCAACAATGAGAATCCAGGCACACCTCGCCAGTTAATCCTAACTTATTCCTAGACGGGATGAACCGTCCTCCACAAAACTTCATGAAATCTTTGAGAAAGCTAATTAACCACGGGATCCGGAAAACCGGCTGGGCGTTGAAAAAAATCGAAGTCCGGAAACCTCAAGAGAAACAGGTATCCAAGAAAAGCCGGGTAGTCCAAAATAGCCCGGAGCCCCCAAAAAATCCGGCGCCCGCACGGCCTGTCCGGGCGACGATGAATGGTGCGCTGGAGTGGTTGGGAGGCAGTGGAATTCCAATCAAAACCGTGCTTGATGTCGGGGCCTCCAACGGTTGCTGGTCCAGCCAATGCATGCGCTACATCGCAGCGACAGATTATGTGCTTTTTGAACCCCAGCCGGTGCACGAGCCGGAACTCGACGCGTTTAAAAGCAAAAGCGCAAAGAATGTAACCCTGATCAAGAAGGCTGTGGGATCCACTGACGGCATGACTTATTTCCAGGCGGAAGATCCTTTTGGAGGAGCCCTAAGCAGCGTAGCTGGCCAACACATGATCCAAGTCCCTATGACGACAATCGACCGGTCGGTTCAGGAGCATTCACTGAAAGGGCCTTTTCTCCTCAAACTTGATACTCATGGCTTTGAACCCAGCATTCTGGCCGGGGCGGTCGGAGCCTTGGAGCAATGCTCGGTGTTGATCATCGAGGCCTATAATTTTCAGATCACGGGTGAGGCCGTGCTCTTCTGGGAACTCTGCGCCATGCTGGCCAGGAAGGGATTCCGCTGTGTGGATATGGTGGATTTGCTGCACCGCAAGGTTGACTCGACGTTGTGGCAGATGGACATCGTTTTCATCCGCGACAACTGGGATGGATTCAAGAACCTCGCCTATGCTTGAATCCGACAGGGAAACACAGTGAGATTCCATGGGGTCGTCTCCGGGTCCGGCTAACAAGCATTGACCTCACAAACGTCGAAGGGGGGAGTGCCCGCGCTCCTTGATTCATTTTCCCAGCAGGTAAGCCAGCAGGTCCTTGAGTTCCTCTGGATTGAGGCGGTTGATGAGGGCGGGCGGCATCGGGGAAACGGGTGAGGGTTTCATGCCCTTGAAGTCGTTGCGCTCGATCTCGATGGTCTGACTGCGGTCGAAGGGATTGGTAGCGACGATCCATTTTTCATCCTTCTGCTCGATGATCTTGCCACTGATGTCGGTACCATCCTTGCGGCTGATCTGGTCGAAGGCGTATAGGTTGGAAATCACCTTGCTGGGATCGAGGATGGTGTCGGCGATGTTGGCGGCGCGGCCGGGAGTTTGACGTGTGCTTCCTCGGTGTCGGTAACAGGCGCCAGACTAAAGGAGCCGCTCTTGTCCTGCACGGCAGCCGGCTCGGAGGATTCCAATTTCATGACATCGCCCCACGGCGGATCCCCCACTTTCGCAAGCACCACAGCTTTTGCCCACGAGGTGGATGGAAAATCAAGGTCCTGCCAACCTTCGGGAGCTTCGTTTTCACACAGCCAGTTTCCATCGGAGGCGACGTGCAGTTTTTTCCCATCCTTCAAGGTCGCGCGGAAACTGAGCGCCATACCCGCGACTCCGCCCTCGTTGCGACCTTCCACCGCGATCACGTTGCGGGTGCCGGGCTTGAGCTGCGCCAGCACGTTGTAGGTGCTGGGGCTGTGCCAATCAGTGCCCTTGCCCATGTCGTGACCGTTCACAAACAGACGTTGCCAGTTGTCGCAAGACACGGTGACGACCGCGCTGGCGACATCCGGAGGAAGTTGGAACTCGCGGCGGAAAAACACGCGCTCGGTCGCACCTGGCGGTGTACTTTTCCAGATCCATGAAACCGCCAGCGCGCGCTCGTCGGCACGGGCAGGCAGAATGGCCAGAATCAAATAAAGCGACAGAACAAGGCGATGCATTCGGCGCTCGGATACGCCCCCCTTTGCATCTGATTATCAAAAAACGAATTAACCCGATTGTGTCTGCTTAACCTTCCGCGAGAAGCTTCCGGAAGTAGCCGATCGTCGAGTCGAGACCCTTGTCGAGCGAGATCGCGGGTTCCCAACCGAGCTCTTTCCGGGCCAGCGTGATGTCCGGGCGGCGCTGCTTCGGATCATCACCGGGAAGCGGCAGATGGGTGATTTTGGAGGGTCCTCCGACTTTTTTCAAAACGAGTTCGGCAAGCTGGAGCATGGTGAACTCGCCGGGGTTGCCGATGTTGACCGGGCCTGTCAGTGACGGATGGTTCATCAGTCGGATGAAGCCGTCGATGAGGTCGTCCACATAACAGAACGAGCGGGTCTGGGTGCCGTCGCCGTAGATGGTGAGGTCCTTGCCTTGGAGCGCCTGGACGATGAAATTGGAAACGACACGGCCGTCGTCCGGCAGCATGCGCGGGCCGTAGGTGTTGAAAATCCGCACGACGCGGATATCGACCTTGTTCTGACGGTGGTAGTCGAAAAACAGGGTTTCCGCGCAGCGTTTTCCCTCGTCATAGCAGGAGCGGATGCCGATCGGATTCACGCTGCCCCAGTAGGATTCCGGCTGCGGGTGAACGTCCGGATCGCCGTAAACTTCGGAGGTGGAGGCTTGGAAAACGCGTGCACCAAGCCGTTTCGCCAGCCCGAGGCAATGGATCGCGCCCATGACCGAAGTCTTGGTGGTCTTGATCGGGTTGTGCTGGTAGTGCGGCGGCGAGGCCGGGCAGGCGAGGTTGTAAATTTGGTCCACCTCGTATTTGAAAGGCTCGGTGACGTCGTGGCGGACGAGCTCAAAGTAGGGATTTTCCAGCAGGTGGGCGATGTTCCGCTTCCGTCCGGTGTAGAAATTATCGAGACAGATCACCTCGTTGCCCTCCCGAAGAAGCCGTTCACAAAGGTGGGACCCCAGAAATCCCGCTCCGCCGGTGATCAAGATGCGCATGCCGTGAAACCCAGCAGCATCCGGACCGCGAATCAAGATTTCATCGGCAGGAAATGAGATTCCACCGTTTCCAAACCCACCCCGCCACCGCGTCCGGCTGGTTTGTTCAAAAAAGTTTGAACAACCGGCCCGTTTCCTTATAGTGCGGCACATGCCCCATCTTCTTGACGGAGATCAACACGAACTCGACCCGCTGGAGCGTCAGGTCGTGGCGGTATTCGTCGATGGAGTGAAGGTGCTGGGGCTGCCCCGGTCGATCGGGGAAATCTACGGGCTGCTGTTCATTTCCCAAAATCCCCTCTCGCTGGACGATCTGGTGCTGCGCCTGCGAATCAGCAAGGGTTCCGCCAGCCAGGGTCTGCGCGCGCTCAAGAGCCTTGGCGCGGTGCGCGAAGCCGAGGCCGGAGCCGAGCGGCGGACGTATTACGAGCCGGCCATCGAGCTCAAGCGCCTCGTCGGCGGCTTCATCCGCGAGCAAGTCCGCCCCCATCTGGAGAGCGGGAAAACCAAGATCAGCCGCTTGGCGGAAACCGCGCAGGAGATCGACGACGCCACGCGCAGGGAATTTCTCGGCGAGCGCATCGAGCGTCTCGAAACCTGGATGCGGAGCAGCGGCAAGGTGCTGCCCATCCTTCAAAAGATCCTCGGACAATGACCAAAAAAGATCCAAGCCTGCGCGAGTGGTTCTGCGTCCGCTGCCAGACGAAGCGCGAGCACATCGCCGCCGAACACCTGCGAGTCATCGAGGGAGTTGACGTTTTCTGCCCCCGCCTGCGCTACCGCAAGGCCACGCGGCGCGGGAAGATCTGGTGGGTGGAGCCGCTTTTCCCCGGCTACGTGCTGGCGAAGTTCAGCATCGCCGAAATGGAGCGCGCCGTCACTTTCTGCCAGGGAGTGCGCGGGCTGGTGCGCTTCGGTTCCGGCATTCCCGCCGTGCCTGATTCGTTTGTGGAAACTCTGAAACAGGAAGTCCGCTCGCGTCAGGGACCCACCGAGGAAATTTTCAACGTCAGCCCCACTATCGAGCTCGGCGACGAGGTGGAAATCGCCCATGGCCCGCTCCAAGGCATGCGCGGCACGGTGGTCGCCGTTCCTTCCGCATCCGAACGGGTGAAGATCCTGCTCGAGTTCCTCGGCCAGCCCCAGGCGGTGGACATGGATCTGTTTTCGATCCTCCTCCCAAGGCGGCCGACCCCGTGACTTCCACCCACCTGCTACGCGATCACGTGACCCGTTTCTGATTGATCTATCAAGGCCAATGGCCGTCTATGGCCCGGGTTAATCCCGAAAAATGACGCCCTCCCCGACAAGCACGTTTGCTCACATCTGGTTTCCCTCCATCACGGCGGGAGCGACCACGGGCGGCAGCGTGCCGGTCCAGCCACTTCCCCCCAGACATCTTTGGAATCCGACGCCTCCACCGATTTCCTGATCATCGGCGCCGGTTTCTCCGGCCTCGTCATCGCCGAGCGTCTGTCCGCAGCCGGATGGAAGTGCGTGGTCGTGGACCGACGCAGCCACCTGGGAGGAAATGCCCATGACAGCATCGATACGGCCGGCGTGCGCGTCCATCACTACGGCCCCCACTATTTCCGGACGAACTCTCCGCGCATCGTCGATTATCTATCCGCTTTCACCGAGTGGCATGCCGTCGATTACACGATCAAAAGCCACGCCCGCGGACGCTACTGGAGTTTCCCGATCAACCTGAACACGTTCGAGGAGCTGATCGGCGGGGAAGCCACAGAGGCCGAGTTCACCACGTGGCTGGGACAGAACCGGATCCCGATCGCGGAGCCGAAAAACTCCGAGGAAGTCATCATCTCGCAGGTCGGCCGCGAGCTCTACGAACTGTTTTTCAAAGGCTACACGCTCAAGCAATGGAAGGCCCACCCGCGCGAACTTGACGCCTCCGTCTGCGGCCGCATCCCGATCCGCACGAACCGCGACAACCGCTATCTATCGGAAAATTTCCAGGCGCTGCCGAAACACGGCTACACCGCGATGTTTGAAACCATGCTCAATGCCTCGCCCGGCGTGGAGCTGCACCTCGGCGTCGATTTCAAGGAGGCCCGCGCGCGCTGGAAGCACAAGCACCTCATCTTCACTGGCGCGGTGGATGAGTTCTATGACCGTCGTTTCGGTCCCCTTCCTTATCGATCGCTGCGTTTCGAGCACGAGTCGTTTTCATCCGAGCAACTGCGCGAGCGCGAGGCGGTTTCCGGAAAGCCCGGTTTTTGGCAACCCGCGATGCAGGTGAACTATCCGGGTGCCGACGTGCCGTTCACGCGCATCGTGGAAATCAAACACGCCACCGGCCAGCAAACCGACGCGACCACCATCGTCCGCGAGTTTCCCAAAGACTGGACGCCGGACGACGAGCCATTTTACCCCATCCCCGCCCCGCACGCCCGCACCGCCTATCAGCAATATGCGTACCTCGCAGCTATGGAGAAAAACACCAGTTTCATCGGCCGGCTCGCCACCTACCGCTACTACAACATGGACCAGGTGACCGGCATGGCCCTTGCCGAAGCGGACAAACTCATCACCCTATACGGATCGAATTCATGAAAAAACTATTCATCGCAGGCCACCGCGGCATGGTCGGCTCCGCGCTCATGCGCGAGGCCGCGAAACTCGGCGGCTATCAGATCGTCACCGCCACCCGTGACCAGCTCGATCTGCTGAGCCAGGAAGCCGTTTTCGATTTCCTCGCTGAAGAGAAACCGGACATCGTGATCATCGCCGCAGCCAAAGTCGGCGGCATCCACGCGAACTCGACGTATCCGGCGGATTTCATCTACGAAAACCTCACCATCGCCGCGAACCTCGTCGAAGGCAGCCGCCGGGCGGACGTGCCGCGCGTGCTTTTCCTCGGCTCATCGTGCATCTATCCAAAAATGGCGCCGCAGCCGATGCCGGAGGACTGCCTTCTCACCAGCCCGCTGGAGATCACCAACGAGGCCTACGCCATCGCGAAAATCGCGGGGCTGAAACTCTGCCAGCACTACCGCGCCCAGCATGGCATCACCTATCACAGTGCGATGCCGACCAATCTCTACGGCCCCGGTGACAACTATCACCCGGAAAACTCGCACGTCATCCCCGCGCTCATCCGGCGTTTCCACGAAGCGAAGGAAAGCAATGCGGCCACCGTTACCATCTGGGGCACCGGTACGCCCTGCCGCGAGTTCCTGCATGTGGACGACCTCGCGGCCGCCTGTTTCCATCTGCTCTCGCTCGATTCGCCGCCGGACTGGGTGAACGTCGGCGTCGGCGAGGACGTGACGATTTTGCAACTCGCCTCGCTCGTCGCCGGGACCGTCGGCTTCAAGGGCGAGATCCTCACCGATCCCACCAAACCGGACGGAACGCCGCGCAAGCTCTTAGACATTTCACTCATCAAATCCAGCGGCTGGTCGCCTGTCGTCAGCTTCCGCGACGGCCTCGCCGCCGCCTATCAGGATTTCCTCACCACCCTCTCCTCTGGCGCAGCCCGCCTTTGA